TGATAATTTTAAAACAATTACATATGATCAGTTCAAAAAAGAACTGTAATTTTGATCGTTTTGTCAAAAACGTCAAAAATTTACCTATTTCCACTGGTAAAAGTGGTTTTTTCGTAAATACAAAAGACAGCCTTGCCTATTAACATGAACAAAGGAGAATAATACAATGTCAGATACAAGCAAATTTGAACAACTGCTTGATCTTCTAGTCAACGAAGATAAAGAAAAAGCAGAAGAACTTTTCCACGATATTGTGGTTGAGAAATCAAAAGAAATTTACCAAGGACTAATTGAGTCTGAGGAAAAAGACGAAGAAGTTGATGAAACTGCCGAAAAAGAAGAAGAAGCAGTAGAAGAAGCAACTAAAGAGTCAGAAGACGAAGTTGAAGAAGCAAAAGACGAGTCAGAAGAAGACAAAGTTGAAGAAAACTTCGAAGAAGAGTCAATTGAAGAAATCGGCGGTGACGCAACAGACAGCATGATTGATGCAGTTACTGGCGAAGAAGACAAAGATATGGATTTTGACAACGACGGTGAAATGGATGATCATGAAGAATCACATGATGACATCGAAGACCGTGTTGTAGACCTTGAAGACGCACTAGACGACCTTAAAGCAGAATTTGAAGCCATGATGGGCGACAAAGAAGAAGGCGATGAGGACAAAGGCGAAGAAGAAGGTGAAGAAGAATCAGAAGAAGCCGAAGAGGAAGCAATGGAACCTGCTATTGAGTCAACAGACGAAGAAGCAGAAGTTGTAGATGAAGCAAAGCAACCTAAATCCGCTAGCGAAACTATGAGAGAATATGTCGAAAAAGTTTCTGCTCCATCTAATTCCGAAGGCGCTGATGCAACCAAATCTCCGGTAGCAGGTAACGCTAAAGCACCTAATGATGCTAAAGCACACGCTATTGGCGGTGGAAGTGAAGAAAAGGGCGGTAGTGGAGCAAAGCCAAAGGACATGGGAAAATCTTTCGAGAATGAACCAGGTGCTAAAGCAGGCGACACTTTTAGTAAAGCATCTGCACCAAAGAGTGCTGAGTAATTAGGAGTCGGCCAATATGGCATACTTAAGAGAACATCTTACGTTCGATCAGGCGAAAGTCACCCTTGAGTCCCAAGGTGAAGGGGAAAACAAAAACCTTTATTTAAAAGGCATTTGTATTCAGGGTGGTGTTAAAAACGCAAACCAGCGTATCTACCCTGTCTCCGAGATAGGCAACGCTGTAAAAACACTCAAGGATCAGATCGACGGCGGTTACTCTGTACTAGGTGAAGTTGATCACCCAGATGATTTAAAGGTTAATTTAGATCGTGTATCGCATATGATTACAGATATGTGGATGGATGGACCTAACGGGTTTGGCAAGATGAAAATTTTGCCAACCCCGATGGGTAATCTTGTAAAAACCATGTTGGAATCAGGTGTGAAACTGGGAGTTAGTTCACGTGGAGCAGGTGAAGTTAATGAATCTACAGGTGAAGTTAACGGCTTTGAAATTATCACAGTTGATGTGGTAGCACAACCAAGTGCGCCAGGTGCTTATCCTACACCAATCTATGAACATCTTATGAATACAAGAGGTGGTTATGGTGCGTTTAGGGCGGCGCAAGAAGTATCGCAAGATGCTAAAGCACAGAAGTATCTCAAAGAACAGATGCTACGAGTCATAAAAGGCTTGCAGTAACATAAGGAGAAGCCAATGAGTGATATGTTTAATAAACTTTTTGAAACAGGCTTGCTAGGTGAGGAAGTTCGTACTGACTTGCAGGAAGCATGGGACCAAAAAGTGAAGGAAAACAAAGACACTGTTACTGCTGAACTCCGTGAGGAATTTGCGAAACGCTACGAGCATGATAAGCAGAACATGGTCGAAGCAATCGACAATATGGTTTCCGAACGTTTAGAATCAGAAATTGCTGAAATTGCTGAAGATAAGAAAGCACTTGCGGAAGCAAGAGTTGAATATAAGAAGAAGATCGGTGAACATTCTGAGAAACTGCAAGAGTTTATGCTCAAGCAGTTGACTAAAGAAATTGGAGAGTTACACGAAGACCGTGCTAAGGTCAGCGAAAACTTTTCAAAATTGGAAGACTTTGTTGTTAAGCAACTCGCAAATGAAATCAATGAGTTTGCAGAAGACAAAAAAGATTTGGCAGAAACCAAGGTTCGCCTTGTAAAAGAAGCCAAAGAAAAATTTGCAGAAGTCAAAGCAAAATTTGTTGCTAAGTCAGCAGAAATTGTTAAAGAAACTGTAAGTAAAAAACTTTCAGAAGAGATTTCACAGTTGAAAGAAGATATTCATTCAGCACGTGAAAACAATTTTGGACGTAAACTATTCGAAGCGTTTGCTAATGAATACAGCAATTCTTATCTAAATGAGAAATCAGAAACTGCGAAGTTAATGAAACTTGTTGCTGAGAAAGAAGAGCAGTTAGCAGAGGCTAAGAAAACCATCACAGAGAAGGATACTCTAGTTGAGTCTAAGCAAGCAGAAATTGCTAAAGCGAAAGACGATGCGAAACGTGTTGCAGTGATGAATGAGTTGTTGGCTCCATTAGGACATGACAAAAAAGCAATTATGTCAGAACTATTGGAATCAGTGCAAACAGAAAAATTGCACACAGCATTTGACAAGTACCTACCAGCAGTAATGGAAGATAAAAAACCAACTATTGCGAAAAAACAGGCATTAAATGAAGGCATTGAAGTAACAGGCGACAAAGAGGTTAAACAACCGGTACAAGAAAAGTCAAACTTAATTGAACTCCGCAAATTAGCGGGATTAAACTAAAAAGGAGAAGGACAAAATGTCAGAAATGATCAATGAAAATTGGCAGGCTACCAAAGGCGCATTGCTTGAAGGTCTATCAGGCCACAAGAAAAGCGTAATGGATGTCACTCTCGAGAACACTAGACGTTATCTCGCTGAGTCGGCAACTGCTGGTGCAACTTCCGCAGGAAATGTTGCAACACTAAACAGAGTGATCCTTCCAGTAATTAGACGTGTAATGCCTACAGTTATCGCAAACGAAATTGTTGGTGTACAGCCTATGACTGGTCCAGTTTCACAAATCCACACTTTAAGAGTACGTTACTCTGACAGTGTAAACTCAACTTCAGGTACAGACACAACTGCTGGCGACGAAGCATTATCACCATTTAAAATTGCAACTGCTTATTCAGGTGCATTGGATGATAAAGCGGCGGCTACAGCGGCTTTAGAAGGTCTACCTGGTAACAAGTTGTCAATTCAAATCTTAAAACAAGCAGTAGAAGCGAAATCACGTAAACTATCTGCTCGTTGGACATTTGAAGCGGCACAAGATGCTCAAGCACAACAAGGTATTGACATCGAAGCAGAAATTATGGCGGCACTTGCTCAAGAAATTACTGCTGAGATCGATCAAGAGATCCTTGCTTCATTGAGAGCACTTGCTTCTGATGAAGAGGCATTTGACCAAGCGGCTGTAAGTGGTACTGCTACATTCGTTGGTGACGAACATGCGGCACTTGCTGTTTTAATTAACAGAGTTGCTAACAAGATCGCACAACGTACACGTAGAGGTGCTGGTAACTGGGCAGTTGTTTCGCCACAAGCGTTAACAATTCTTCAGTCTGCTACAACTTCAGCGTTTGCTAGATCAACTGAAGGTACTTTTGAAGCACCAACTAACACTAAGTTTGTAGGTACTTTAAACAATGCTATGAGAGTATATGTTGATGCATATGCTTCTGATAACACTTCAGTGCTTGTAGGTTACAAAGGTTCATCTGAGGCTGATGCGGCGGCATTCTACTGCCCATACATTCCTCTAATGTCTTCAGGCGTTGTACTAGACCCTGATACATTTGAACCAGTAGTAGGTTTCATGACAAGATATGGTTATGTAGAGTTAACAAACACTGCATCATCTCTTGGTAATGCGGCTGACTACTTAGGTGAAGTTACAATCAGTAACGTATCATTCTCTTAATAGAGAGTAGTACAAAAGTACAAAAAGGGCGGCTTTATGTCGCCCTTTTTTTATGACCTTTTAAATATTAGTATGGAAGGTATTAAAGAAATAGAATCTAGTTTAGACTGGGCAGAAGTGGAACAACAAATAAGAGAACTTACTAAAACTGCTCCAGAGTTTCGATTTGATGTTGTAAGATTTTGTGCGGGCATTAGAGGTGAAGTTACAAAACTAGGACACATAGAAATGCAATACAGACAACAGCGTAGAGATAGCATCGCACAAAAGCACAAGGATCAATGCGATAAAATTAATCGTGCAATAAAAGACTTTAGTTCTGTACACCTTATGCATCTCTTTACCAGAATTGACTAAATACATTACACGTTAGAAAGGGCCAACATGGTGTTGGACTTATGCTGTTTAACCCACAGCGTAGACCTAGAACGTCAACAAGGAGAAAAAAATGGGAAGACCAATTAATAAAAGACTAATCGGTTCAGGTGAAGGTAAAATTTTATGCTCTGCATATTACTTTACATCTGCGTCTGAAGTAAACGGTGGCACAACCCGTGCTTGGATTGTATCACAAAGATCTACTAACAAGTTCATTGTTACTGATGGAACTACTACACAGACTCTTAAACTAGTAAACAAAACAGCAGGCAGTTTAGCGGCTGGAGAGTTTATTATTAACGCTTTACTTGATGATTCGTCTGTAGTTCAAGTTACTAAACTACGTAATAGAACTATTCAATACGAAGGCGGAACTGCAAACGTAGGAAATGTTAAATTTGTTATCGGAGCAGGATTTGCTAACAACTCTGATTCAGGTGATGCTGTTGTTGAAGGACAACAAATCGCTGGTTAATTAACTTTGGAAAGGGCAGAGTTCGCTTTGCCCTTTTCTCTTGACTAAATAATGCTATAGACAAAGGATCCTAACAAATGGCTGTAGACGTATTAAAAGTAACCGGTGATTACAAAATTATAACAAGTTCTTCATCAGGAACTCAACTCACCTTGGACACGCCAGAAGTAAGAATTACAGGCGATCTTACAGTATTAGGTAACACAACTACTATTGATACAGCAAATATGACTGTTGAAGATAATATTATTGAACTTAATACAGGTGAAACTTCGTTAACAGGAATTAGTTTAGGCACAGCAGGACTATCAATTTATAGGGGTCCTTCAAGTTCAGCGGCAACATTTTTGTTTGATGATACATTAAGTTATCTACAACCAAACGGCGGTACAGGACCTGGTGTTTTTACTTTTAAAGTTGGTGCTAGTTTAGGTGCTTTGCAAGCACACGTATTAGAAACTTCAGGTGAAGACTTAATACTACTAGGACAAAATGCTCCTAATGCTGTTGTCAGTGTAACTGGTACAAGCGATTATGAAAACAACGTTACAGATGACGACGATATTCCAAATAAAAAATATGTGGACACAGCAGTAGCAGGAGCGGCTATTAGTAGAATCACAGCAGGTAATACTATTGCTGAAGTATTTGACACAAGCGAAGGCGATCCTCTAAGTCAATTCACTATTGAAATTGATGGAGTTGAAAAGTTTAGCGTAAATGGAACAACAACAGAATTACACAATTTACAAATTGACGGAACAACAATTCGTCCTAAAAATTCCGGCGAAAGTTTGTATCTTGAATCAAATGGTAGTGGCGAAGTTGTAGCAAGAGACGTATTAAGTATTGAAGGTACAGTAGTACCAAGTGCTCCTGCGGCAGATACAGGTAGATTAAAACTATATGTCCAAACCGAAGCAGAGGGTGGTTCTGGACTGTTTTTTGTAAATACATCTAGTACAAGAGATGAACTTGTAAGTAAAAAGAAAGCATTGCTGTATAGCATGTTATTTTAGGAAAGAAAATGGCGATTACAAACAACTTTATTGATGCTACACTAACAACATTATACACCAGCAGTGGTGATACAGCAATCACAAGCATGATTTTCTGTAACTATGCTGACGTTGATAATATTGCGTCACCAAGTGGTACTGTTCTTACAGATGCAGATACATTCTTAGATCTGCACGTTGTACCAAATGGCGGATCAGCAAGTGATCAAAACAAAATTTTACACCAATTAAAAATTCCAGGCGGTGAAACATTTATTATGGATACAGAGCGTTTGGTATTAGAAAACGGTGACACTATTGTAGCACAAACAACATCACCTGCTACAGTTAGTGCAACTATTAGTTCGGTAGCAGTATAATGAGATTTGTTAAAAAGCAACAACTAAATTCTAAACTCATCACTGATCCAAGTGTTAGTGTTGAAGCAAACGGCCAAGTTGTGCTTGGAACAAACTATGCTGTAAAAGTTCCCGTTGGTAATTCAGCAGAACGCCCTGCTTTTCCTGAAAATGGTCAAATTAGATACAACACCGATTCAAATGAATTTGAATTTTATGTAAACAATACTTGGGAACAAGCAAGAACTGATAGACCGGCAACAGTTACAGTACAAAATTTAGGAACAGGTGATGCAAGTGAGCAGAACTTTGGTCCTTTAAGTCCGGTTCCTGCGGCGGCACAAAATGTTTTAGTGTTAGTTGAAAACGTTGTGCAAATTGCAGGCATTAACTACACAATGGTTCAAAACCCAGGTGGGGCTGAAGGTTACTATCTACGCTTTGATAGTGCTGTTCCGCTAGGCAAAGACGTTGTAGTAATCCACGGTTTCGACTAAGCCGATCACACCCTTTTTCCAATAAAGACTAAATACTGTTAATGCAAACTTGACCGATTTATGGTTTGCAGGACAAACAGTGGTCAGCCCGCTATGTAAGGTGGCTGGAGGCACAGGATGCCCGTTTATAGGAGAACACAATGGCCGTCGGTCGAATTTCAGGTCCGTTGTTGAAGGCTAACCTTCTGCGTAATGGCGTGGACTTAGCGTTTGAAACGGATTTATTATACTTAGATGTTAACAACAATCGAATTGGTGTTAAGACCGCAAGCCCCGCTTACGATGTAGATGTAAACGGAACTATAAACGCAACAAATTTACAAGCCACAAACCAAGTACAAGTTGGTAACTTAAACCTACAAAACAATACTATTTCATCAAATTTAGGTACAATTGAATTGTTACCCGCTGGTAACGATCCTGTTATCTATCATTCAAAAATTCATGTAGATTCATTAGAATTCAATGACAACTATATTACGACATTGGATTCTAATGCACCTATTGAATTGAGACCAAACGGTACAGGTACAATTGAATTAGTAGGTAACACAAACGTAACAGGTAACTTATTTGCAACAGGTAACATTACTGCGGCAGGTAATATTACACTCGGTGATGGAAATTTAGACAATGTTCAAATTAATGCAGATGTTGTTTCTGACATTGTTCC